GTCCCAGGGACGAAGAGCTAAAGCCGATTTAGCAACATCAGAACCATTTCGGCAAGGATTCTTCTTGTCAAAATAGCGACGATTGCGTATCCATATGGGAGATGAACAAGGCATTAGAAAAGACTTTTAAGGCAATCAAACTTAATATAAGGATTAGTACGGCGACAACGAACAAGATAATCATTCGCAGAAGATTCATCAGCAAACCAAGCAATAACAACTCGCTTCCTACCTCGATATGCGCCAATAGAATAGCGATGAGGAATGCTATTTATAGCAGGGGAAAATCTAGGACGAAAATCGAAATAATCCATAATTAAAAAGATTACTTTGCGCTTCGAAAGACGGTACTTTCGAACGCGAAAACTACTACGTTTCGCCGGCCGACAGCCTTAACGGCTGGGACGCTGCGCGTCTTCGGCCTCCATGGCTTCACTCCGTCTGGGGTATACCGGCAAAGCCGGTGGACAAAAAAGCCCGCAGGAGAAAGGAGTGTCTCCTGGGGCCGAATAAATCAAAGTACTCTGCCACCGATCGGGCGGGTTACTACTTTAGTTCCCTTTCCCTTCTTCTTCCGACGAGCTTTCATAATCAGTCAAATCAAAATCAAACATAAGAACGAGAGTATTATCGAAAAACTCGATTTCGAAATTCGGATACGCAATCAAGTCGTCTATGAGACTAGAGACAGAACAATGCTCAATATAGGGAGAATCAGCAATACTAGAATGCTCGACGTAGGTAGAAACGGGGGTACGTTTAAGGGCATCAATAGAAAGCGCCGAGAACTGTCCATTTTCAATGTAGCCTACCTGGATAAGGTCAATCTTAAAGGCAGGATTAATGCGACGAATAACAACATGAATTTGTGTCATAATTAAAGAGGTTGAGTTAAAAGCGGAAAAAAGTATCTACAAAAATCTTCCCAGCGACGGGACGCGTCATTCCAGAATTCACGACCTTCGGGGGTCGAGCCGAAAAGAAATGCACCGGACAGAAGAAAAGAATAATTGACAACGGGGAATGACGCATAAATGCGAGCGCGCTGTCGAATGCAGTCACGGGCAGACATAGTAGTGTGTCTGGACGCCACGAGATTCTTCGCGAATCTACGATAGAGACGATTGCGAACGAGCCACTCAACGAAAATGTAGTCTAAAGCATCGACTCGCAAATCGAACTGATTAAAAGATTTCTGCGTTTTCATGATAATGTGGTTATTGGTTTACAGTGCAAATATACAACAGAAAGAAATAAATGACAAAGTTCAAAAGGTCGAAAAGAATATTCATTACTTCCCAAACATGCTGCGACGGGTGTATGTGCCACCAATCCGGTCACCGTCAGAACCATAAAATTCTTTCATCTCCTCATAACCTTCAGGACCGGCAGGGCCCGCAGCCTTACGACCGACATATGAAGCACCGGCGATGCCTGCGGCAGTAGCAAAAGCCTTTGTAACGTCATAAAACAGGGCGTTCTTGTTCTTGCGAATTGTAAACCAGCTACCTGAAAGACTCTGACGACCTTCGCCAATATCAAGACCACGGAGGTAAGAATAATACTCACGACCTGTAATCTCTTCGAACTCCCCAGTAGGCTTACCTTTATCGTCAACCATAGGAACCTTTACAGGGGTTTCCCAAGTGACTTCAAACATGCGTTGCATATCCTTCTGCTGAATGTCAAGAATATCAGCATGAGAACGGGACTCACGTGCGGAAGCATTAGCAGCATCGGCGACAGCGCGAAGATAAGCAAGGTTAGCAGCAGCAGACTGTTCAAGAAGAGGAATCTCAGCATCGTTTTCAGCACGAATACGCCTAGTGCGCTCAACCTGTTCAGCATAAGCAGCCTGAATGCGCTGGAAATCATACGTGGCAGCGAGATCTGCATACTTGTTGTAGGCCTCCTGATTGATAGCCAACTCGCCATAATAACGAGCGAGCGAAGACTGACTGCCAATGTTAGCTTGCTTTAGTTGCTTCTCGAGCTCGATAAGGGCCTGACCTTGTTCCTTGGTAGGCATCTTATTACGAATGTCATCAGCTTGGGCATTATCGAGATTAGCGGCAGCCTTATTGCGTTCGATAGTAGAATTGACACCCATGGCCTCGAGAGCGACACCTGCAGCGGCAGAACCAACGCCAGGAGACAGACGACTGGAGAAGTCAAAAGAGCCGCCTGAAGGGCCGGAAGCTCCAACGGAGCCGGAAGAACCGCCGGACATAGTAGCATTGACGCCGACGCCAGAAGAACCTAAGACGGCAGCAGGGGAAATGCCAGCCTTCAAGTAACGGTCGAAAACCTTCGTAGGGTCATTGTAGGCATTCTCATAATCAAACTGTTTCTGCCAGTTAGCATAATTGATTTCACCTTGTTTTTGCATTTGTTCCAAAGCGTATTGCTGTTGAAGCTTCATCTGCTTCTGCTGATATTTCCATTGTCTCTTGAGCGAGGGTTTGAATATGCCAGAAGCGACCTGACCGCCAGCGGCAATGCCTGCAGCGCCAAGCATAGCACCTGTGGAAACAGGCTCGACATAACTCTTAAAATCAATAAGTATCATACTACGGAAGCGAAAAGTTGTTCGAACGAATGATATAATCTACACGGACAGTGTCGATGTGAACGCCATTGCGGTAAACTTTAGCCTGTGCGGAACACGAGGACAAGAAAAAAGCGGCCAGCGCGGCAACGATAGACGAGACGAGTGTCCAAAACGCTTTCGACTTATAAAAGGGTTGTTTAGTATCAGACATAGGGATAAAATTTAAAGAACGATAGAAAAATGCGCGGCCTCTCCTGCAGTCGTTACCAATAACCTTCAGCAATTCACGAACCCTTGCAGCAGGGGTCCGCGCACGTAACATATATCGTCAAGTAAAGAATGTACTATTTTTCTTCAGAATTAGAAGATTTCGAAGCAGACTTCGATTTATCTAACTCTGAATCAATAAGTTCCTGTCCGACCTCGAGACCGTCGAACTTGTCCATGCGAGAAAAGGAATTGGGGTCAAAATCGATTTCAGGATTGAACCTTTCACCCTTTTCGAAATCAGAGGGTTCGACTACCACATCCGGACGACCGGGAAGAACGTCAACAGAGCCGGAACCGTCGAGAACCGAAAGGATGCGCTGACCACGCGAAATATACGCGGGAGCATCTTCGAGTAACCAATCAAGTGCCATAATATCAACAAATTAGCGGTTAGACAAACGAGTTGCAAATGTTTTATTAATCAAATTCTTCTTCTGAACAGAATACGAGAGGTTAACAAAGAAATTGTCTTCCACTGCGGAGGCAAACGGAGAATTTACCTGACCGATATCCACGAACAAGAGAGAGTAATACTTGTTATAACTTGCAGACAAAACACGCTGTTGTACCCAATAAGAATAAAGAGGTATGGAACCAGAACGGCCTTGGAAGAAAGACAACTGACCAAGAACTTCATCGTAGGAGGATCGAAATTCATTGAAGCAGGGTTCGTAAGCTACAGCCTCCGAAGCTGAGGTAGTTCCAAAACCGAATTGAAAGCCAGGGACATCCTGATATCCAATATCGTTATAAATGGGGTTAAAATAATCAGCGCCAGTGTAATGAAGGTAGTCAGGGTAAACGCCTGCCCAATAATAGACAGGTCGAATACTCAACATGTCAATCATATAACCAGGTTCGCGGAAATAATAAGACTGTCGACGACCAAGGCGTTCATTGAAAGCAATAGAACCGCCCTGCTGACCAAGGGCGGGAGAACCACCCTCGGTGTCGAAATTATTAACACCAGCCTGATTCATAACAACCTGGACATTAATCGTCTGTGAAGCACTAAAAAGCAATTTAGGCCGATCAACGTGATCAATTTTCGACGCGAAGAATGTTTCCAACCAGTCGCTATAACGAGAACCGCCGGCACCGAGTAAATCTTTGTATTCCTGAAGTCGCGAGGCGATGGCTAACTGCGGTATAGTGGTAACACCAGACATAGATACTCCCGCAGCACTACCGACGGGAAGTAGCCGGCTGTAACGATCGGGATTCGAAGGTATAACGGCCATCGGATGGGCCACGAGGAAAGACCCGAGAGTGGTAACGGTTGCAGTACCTGGGGTGATAGAAAGTTGGTTCGCGGGGCCCGCTTCAGTCAAAACAGTATTTCCGGGGTAAACAGAAGAGACAGGGTAACCATCCTTAGAAGCGGTAATCGTTGCACCAAGGTCCGAAAGGAGTATCTGAGAAAAAAGGTTTCCTCTATTATACGTATTATTCGAGGAAGAGACGGCCGAAGGGTAGAACTGACTCTCAAAATAAGCGTCCAAAAATTCAAGATTACCAAATCTTTGCGAAAAGAACGATGCGTTTTCATTGAATTGAGGGACATTATACGCAGATCCGGTGCTGTTAGGGATGAAATACCAGCTACTGGGCCAAGCAAAGGAATAGAGTCCCCACTGGGAATACCCGTAGTAGTTACGAACAATATCCCAATAGGCAAGATAAGAGTCGGCGTTACACCAACCTAAAGGATATCCCAATTGAGCAGTTGTAAGGTTAGCCGATACGGGAACATTACTAGAGGTGGGCGTCGGAATAGAGGCAGGAACAATACGCAACCAACGAAGCAAAGAGTTAGAATAAGGGTAGTTATTAGTCGTGAACTCGTATGAGCCAGTAGTCGAAGCAGCAATAAAATTCAGGCTCAAATCATTCATGTCGAACTTGCTGCTATTTGTCCTTAGCTCGGGATGATACAACTGGAGCGGCACCCAGAAGCGATGCAAACGAATGGTGTAAGGATTGAATGTCGGAACAGCGAGAGGGTTACTACGAATGTCAATACCCTGCTCGATAGACACACGGTCTCGAGCATTAATAAAATCAATTCGCACAGGATACAAAATACCCGGCGTACACGTAAAGGCCTTACTCTCAGGAACATCATAGCGAGAGTAGCCATTTACAACATGTGAAATGAAAGGTTGTTTTCCCATAAATTAAATAATTAGTTGAAGTTTATAATGATCTCTCCAAAAACGAAGAATGTCCAAATCGAGCCAAGTAGGGGGGTCAAAGTCGGGCATTTTCCGGGAAGAAGAAGAGAAGCGCATTACTTGCTTTTGTTCCCACGTGTATGACGCCCTACGGGATACGGCGGAATTGAGATTGAACCGGTCAACACACAAAGACACAATACGCTTAACCAAAGGAGACTTGCTAAAATGTGCGTAAGCGTCAGCAGCGGCAATCGAACGTACAACTTCGTCCTCCGGTTTAAGGTACTTAAAGTAATATCGAGGAATCGCATAATTGTAATCGATAGCCTTCTTGCAATCATAATAAGACCACGACGAAACGCGAGCAGAAGGACGAGACATATAGCCAAGAAAATCACCAACGCCAGCAGATACGAATTTTCGCGTATAACGGCGATGTTGGAGGAGGCAAGATAAAGGTGTAAGTTTTCCATCTACAGTAACATATTTGTCCGAAATCTCTTCGG